GGGCGCGCCGCATTATCACGGAATACTACACGGGGGAGAGGAAATGATCGCATACAAGGGATTTGCGCCGGATTTTACCGCAAGCTTTGGGAGCGGCAAAAAGCAGTACCATGTGGGAGACGTGCTGGAAGAGGATAGCTCAAAGACAGCGCAGACAGGGATGCACTGCGCAGAGTATGTCCTGGACTGCATGCGCTGGTATCCGCTGGGAAACGGGAACCGGTACTGTCAGGTAGAAGCCAGAGGGAGCATCGACGAGGACGGATCCGTCCAGATTGCCTGTACAAAAATGCACATCGTCCGGGAATTGAATACAAAACAGATCGCATCGGCGGCAGGTATGTATATGGTGCGCTTCCCGGAGCGAGACTGGAAGCGTAAGGGGAGGCTGCTGGACGTGGCGGAGGATGCTGCCAGAGGGCAGGGGGCCGGCACGATCGCCATTGCCCGTGGGAAGGACCCGAAGGTAAAGGGGGCGGCGGGGAGTGTGCTGGCGCTGCTGAAAGAACCTAAAAAGGGGCAGTTTGAGGCGGCGAAAGTATTCGAGGTCGGCGGGGACATCCTGCCGGATGTGTGGTACACGATCAAAAACGGAAAGGTGGTAAAAAGCGAATGAAAAGACGGCTGGTATTGCGGGAAACGCCGATAAAGACCAAAAAGAAAGGGAAAGTGGTTACCGTGCAGAACGTGGAGAACATCCTGATCCTGAACATGTACCGGGATAAGGATCTGACCTGCCGATACTGTATGAACACGGACACCGGAGAATATGAGACATGGGACGCAAAGACCGGGGAGTGGTCAGTGATGAAAGCCCACCGGGCAGCAGGCGGGCTGGACTGGTACGACAACGGACGATCCGTTGAGAAAACTTTAAAGTACGACCCGCCGGAATCCCGCGCCCTGATTAAAAAGGCACTGGACGGGAAAACATGGAGGAACTGGACAGAGGGGCTTGTGCTAATCGACGATGTGGAAACAGACTACGGCAGGGATCAGAGGGAAAAGAAAGAGGAGCGACGCTTGGAGAGGGAACGCAGGCTACAGGAACGCGCCCCGAAGCCCCCGGAAGACTTCCGGGACTGGGCGTTAAAGGCAGCAGGCGGTGGGAAGCATTATCTTTTTTGGAACAAGGGGAAAAAACAATATGCCTGTACCGCCTGCGGGGGCAGGTCTGATGCCAAAAACGTGCCGGGAAAACACAATGACATGTCGGTGTGCCCTTCCTGCGGCGTGCAGGCGCAGGTCAAACGGCGGACAGGAAAGATCATGGAGCGCGGGAAGGTGTGCCTGATGCAGGATATGGGTGCAGACATGTCGGTGTGCAGGCATTTTGACATCAGGATGGAGTGGACAGCGGACGGGGAGCACGTCCACCTGTCGGAGGGCGTGCGGGTCATGCCGCTGCGAGGGCATAAAAAATACATATGCCAGATCCGGTATAACTGCTGGGGCAGGGATGATAAGGGCGTGTGCTTTGACAAAAGCAACCCAGCAAATCGTCGGATGGGGAAGTGTTACCTGTATCCACAGGGCATTCGAGAATGTCTTGTGGATACGGAATATGAGGACTGGACGGGAATCATGGAGTGGATGGCTGCCGCAGGGATCTGCGCGGACTATAACCGGATGATGGCATGCGCCGACAGACGGATGCACAGCGTGGTGGAGTATCTGGCAAAAGGCAGGTTTTACAGGCTGCTGGAAGAAACCACCGAGTGGATCAGCCTGTTTTTCTGTTCCTACAGCGGGACACTGGACCTGGACGGGAAGACGGCGGAAGAGGTGCTGAGACTGGAGGACCGCCAGAAGATCAACCGCCTGCGGGATGCGGATGGCGGGGAAGCGATGCTGGAGTGGCTGCGCTGGTCAGAAGAGACAAAAGAGAAACTGCCGCAGGAAGCACTGGAATGGGTGCTGCAGGAAAAGGTATCGCCGGGGCAGATCCCCGGAGGAATGTCGCTGCTGAAATTTAAAAATTACATCATAAGGCAGCAGGCGGAATCCTACCCGGGAAAATCGATAAGAAGCGTTATTGAACAGCATCGGGACTATCTGAGTATGTGTCGGAGATTGGGGAAAGACCTATCTGATGAGATGGTAAGCCGGCCGCGCCAGTTAAAGCGCCGTCACGATGAGGCTGTGGAGGAGATCAGGCAGCAGGAGATTCTGGATAATATCGCACAGAACCGGGAAGCGTGGGAGAAAAAAGCGCAAGAGATGGCGGGCAAATACCCCGGCGCGGAAGATAATCTGGCAGCAGTCCGCAAGATCTACGAATACACCGGAGAAGAGTACATGGTGCTCGTCCCCCGCAGGCTGGTGGACATCGCAGTGGAAGGAAATGCGCTGCATCATTGCGCAGGCTCTTCGGACCGGTATTTTGAGCGGATCCGGAATCGGGAAACTTACGTGTTCTTCCTCCGGAAAACGTCCGCGCCGGACGTGCCGTATTACACGCTGGAGGTGGAGCCGGGCGGCACCATCCGACAGCACAGAACCTATCTGGATGAGGAGACGGGGATCGAGAATGTGCGGGGTTTTTTGCGGGAGTGGCAGAAGGTTGTCAAAAAGCGCCTGACGGCATCCGAACGGGAGCTGGCAAAGATCAGCGCTGTAAAGCGGGAAGAAAACCTTCAGGAGCTGAGGGAAAAGAACAATACAAGAGTCCTGCAGGGGCTTATGGAAGATTTTATGGAGGCAGTGTGAAGTGGGAGAATTGATTGAATACGGGAAAAAGGCTCTGGAATATGGGAATTATGCGGATTTTAAGCAGACGATGGATACCGTGGTGGAGGAAGTCGAGGAAGGGTTTGTAAAGATCGGCTATCTTTTAAAGGTAGCGCGGGACACGGCGGTGCTGCAGGAATCCGGATATGCAACGGTCAATGAGTTTGCAGAGAAGGAGTATGGGCTGGACAAGTCGGCAGTATCAAGGTTTATCGCGATCAACGACCGGTTCGCAGAAGGCGGGTACGCACCGCGTCTGCAGGAACAGTACAGAGGCATGGGACGGGCAAAGCTGTCTATCATGCTGATGCTCCCGGAGTGGATCAACGAGGAGATCAGCCCGGACTACAGCAAATCTGATATTCAGGCGATCCGCGCGGAGGTGGCGGAAGAGGAAAAGACCACGGATCTTGAGATTTTAATGGAGGAGCGGGAAGATATCTATGACCGTCTTGAGAATGACCTCCAGCGGGTGCTGTGGAAGCTGGGGCAGGACATCCCGGAGCTGTACTGCAAGCTCTGGAAGGAATATATGCGGGCGGATAATGTTGAGCAGCTGGCAAAAGAGGTCATGGAGATCATGGCGCCGGCAGGGGAAGGGATGCACAGCGCACGGATCTCCGGTATCGGGCGGCTGATGCTGTCGCTCAAAGGAGCAGACAGGGATCTGGTGCTGATCAATGTGCGCAGCGGCGAGAAGCAGAGATATGGATGGGACGACATGGAGGCAGCGTTTGACCTGCTGATGGGCAGCGATAGCGCCGAAGAGAGCTGGGAAACCGTGTATGGCGCAGAAATGCCGGGAGTTGCACCGGTGCAACCGGAAAGCAGGAAAACGTCCCGCGTCAGTCCAGCGGTCATGGAAGAAAATAACCCGGCAGCAGGGCAGAACGGAACGAATCTGGAAGAAATTGAAACGGAACCAGAAGAAATTGAAACGGAATCCGAAGAAATTGAAACGGAAGTACCGGAAGAAATCGGGCCGGAGCGCCTGCCACGAGGGGAGCAGAAGCGGAACTCCGAAACCTGGAAAGAACCGGAGAAAAAGGAACCCCGCCACATAGAGCTGCCGCCGGAGGACGCGGTCTATACCTATCCGATGGGAACGAACATGATGACAGACATCCGGAAAGGGCAGCGTTTTTTGATCCTACGCACTCATGACCCGTACCGGGTCGGAAATACAGTGCGACTGCAGCATCAGAAGGATGGGGAGCAGACCGGCGCAGAGATAGATATCAGGATAACGCACCTGATAAACGACCACGGTGGGCTGGTGCCAGGATATGTGGCGCTGCAGTTTGAGATCCTTCCCGCGCCGCCGGAAGAGATACTGGGACAGATGAGCATCGACCAGATGGGAAAAGAAACAGAAGAGGACAGAAAGGATGAAGAAAAGAGTGAAAA